TTCAAGACTCGTTATGGTCTTGTTGCTAACCCATTTGCGGAAGGAACTACTCAGGGTCTCGGTCGCCTTGCAATCAACAGCACCCGTTACTACAGAAGAGTACGTGTTAACAACCTCATGTGAGTCATTTCACATAAACTCTCAGGGATCCTTCGGGATCCCTTTTTTTATCTAAATAAAAATAAAAATGGCATCGATTTTTGATAAGCAGATAAACAATAGAAATTTTCTTTCGCCTATTGGGTTTAAATTTACGTTAGCAAAAGATCCAAAAATTTCTTTTTTTAGTAATTCTGCAAGGATACCTGATATAAATCTTGGAGTTACAGTCCAACCAACGTATCTGAAAATGTTGGACACTCCTGGAGATATCATCAATTATGGAGATTTTAGTTTAAGATTTCTTGTTGATGAAAATATGGAAAACTATATGGCAATCCATAATTGGATTACTGGATTAGGATTTCCAGAAAGCACTAAGCAATTTAAAGATCTAACTACGAATGATGCAGGATCTAGAGATCTAAAAGAACAGTATAGTGATGGATCTTTAAGAATTTTAAATAGTAATTATAATACTGTTGCGGTTGTTAAATTTTTAGATTTATTTCCAGTTACATTGTCTTCTCTAGAGTTTGAGGCAACAGATTCAGACTATAATTACTTTACAGCAGAGGTAGTTTTCAAGTATACTATTTACGATATAGTAGATCTTGGCGGCAAACCTTTATGAGTTTAGATCTTGATACAATTCAAGCAATGTGGGAAAAAGACTCCAAAATTGATATCGATAATCTCCATACAGAGTCTTTAAATATACCGATACTTCATTCAAAATATTATGAATTATATAATACTATTCTTTTATTGAGAAAAAAAGCTGAGCAGCAAAGAAAAAATATTCGTCACGAAAGATATGAATATTTTACGGGGAAAGCAGATCCAGAAGTTTATTTAGAAAATCCATTTCCCAAAAAAATTAGAGATAAAGAAACTTTGCAAGGATATTTGGATTCTGATGATAAATTATCTCAAGCATCTTTAAAAATAGATTATTATGATACTATGCTTGCATATATTGATAGTATTCTAAAAATGATCGCAAATAGAACATATCAAATTAAAAACTCAATTGAATTTATGCGATTCCAGTCTGGATTAGGGTAAATAAATACTCATAGCAGTTATAATGCTATGAGTGATGTAATTATTGAAAAGAAAAATGAGGTTTACATTAAACTACACTGTGAATCTCATATTTTATACGAACTTCAACCATATTTTACTTTTGAAGTTGAATCTGCAAAATTTATGTCTCAGTATAGAAGCAGGCACTGGGATGGAAAGATTCGCCTATTAAGCACTCATACTGGAGAGATATACGCTGGTTTGTTGGACAAAATTATTGACAAACTCACTCTTCACAATTACACATATGAGTTTAAAGAAAACAAATTCTATGGATTGCCTTTTGAAGTCAATGAAGGCATTTCATATGAAGGCGTTAAAGATTATATGCAATCTATTTGTGTTCATTCTCCCAGAGAATATCAAGTTGAGGGAGTATATGATGCTTTAAGACACAACCGAAAACTATTGATATCGCCAACTGCCTCAGGCAAATCTCTGATGATTTATTCAATCGTGAGATATTATGTAAATAAAGGACAAAAAATTCTTTTAGTTGTTCCGACGACATCGCTAGTAGAGCAGATGTATAAGGATTTTCAGGATTATGGTTGGGATGCTGATTCATATTGTCACCGCATCTATTCTGGTAGAGAAAAAACAAATGAACATGCAGTTACCATCACCACATGGCAGTCTATTTATAAATTAGAACGTTCATTCTTTGAAGATTATGGCGTAGTCATTGGAGATGAAGCTCATCTTTTCAAGAGCAAATCTTTGATTGAAATTATGACTAAACTTCATCATGCGAAATATCGTTATGGATTCACCGGAACTTTATATGGAACTCAGACCCACAAATGGGTCCTTGAAGGATTATTTGGTCCATCATATAAAGTTACAAGAACTTATGAATTGATGCAACAAGGTCACATTTCCCAGTTAAACATTCAGTGCCTTGTTCTTAAACATCCCCCACAAAGATTTGAAACCTATGAAGATGAGATTCAATATTTAATACAACATGAACAGAGAAATAAATTTATCACCAATCTTTCTTTAGATTTAAAAGGAAACACCTTAGTTCTCTTTTCAAGAGTAGAAGCACACGGACAACCATTATATGAAAGGATAAATAATACTAAGCGAGATGATCGTAAAGTATTTTTTATTCATGGTGGAGTTGACACTGAAGAAAGAGAATTGGTTAGAGAAATTACTGAAAGAGAAAACAATGCAATCATTGTTGCTTCTTACGGAACTTTTAGTACAGGGATTAATATTAAAAATTTGCACAATGTAATCTTTGCTTCTCCCAGTAAATCAAGAATACGAAATCTTCAAAGTATCGGAAGAGTGTTAAGAAAAGGAAAGAATAAAACAAAAGCAGTTCTTTATGATATCTCTGATGATTGTACTTACAACTCAAGAAAAAACTATACGTTAAATCATTTAATTGAAAGAATTAAAATTTATAATGAAGAAAATTTTAATTATGATATTGTCACTATACCACTTAAGAATTAATATGGGAGAAGAATTTTACTCTATTATAAAATTAGTATCAGGAGAAGAGATATTTTCTCTTATATCGATTGATGAAAGTAGAGAAGATCCGATAATTGTTGCGCAAAATCCTATCATTATGAAAATAATTCATAATGATTCTAGAACATTTATTAAAGTAAGACCGTGGATAGAATTATCTGATGAAGATATCTTTATCATTAGATTGAGCAGTGTCATTACTATGTCCGAAACTAATGATGAGAGATTAATTAAAATTTATAATGATTATATTTCAGAATCTTCAAATCAATACGAGTTTAATTCTTCAGATGGAAAAGTTGGTGTATCAACTCAAATGGGATACATATCTTCCGTTGAGTCTGCCCGTAAGAGACTTGAAGATTTATTTAAGAATAATAAAGAAAGCTAGATTATTATCTTCATCCTTAGCAAAGCGATTCTACTGCCATTTTGATACTTTGTCAAGAGGTTTAAATGTGCTATAATTAACATTAATAAAAATAATTTAATAAAAAGACCGATGCTATGTCAAAAAAGAAATCAGAACATTATGTCAACAATAAGGAATTACTTGAAGCCCTGATTGTTTATAGAAGTAAAGTTGAAGCAGATTTTTATAAAAAAAATTCTAGACTTCCAACAAGGGAAGATAGGGCCCAACATTGGGAAGGAAAACCTTCTATACCAAACTATCTTGGAGAATGTTTTCTTAAGATCGCAACTCACTTATCATATAAACCTAATTTCGTCAATTACATGTTTCGTGAAGACATGATTTCTGATGGCATAGAAAATTGCGTTCAATATATTCATAATTTTGATCCAGAAAAATCAAAAAACCCTTTTGCATACTTTACGCAAATCATTCACTATGCATTTCTGAGAAGAATTCAAAAGGAAAAGAAGCAGTTAGATATTAAAACCAAGATTATTGAGAGATCTGGTTTTGATGAGGTGATGATGGTTGACGATGGCTTGCTTTTTGGGCACAGTTCCGACTACAATAGCATCAAGGACGCAATTCAATATCGCAATCGATGAAAGTCGCTATTATCACAGATACTCATTATGGTGCTCGTAAGGGTTCTAAGTGTCTTCACGATCACTTTGAACTCTTCTATAAAAACGTATTTTTCCCTGCCCTTGAAGAACACAGGGTAGAAGCAGTCATTCATATGGGTGATGCTTTTGATAGTCGCAAATCAATTGATTATCAAAGTCTTGAATGGGCGAAGAGAGTTGTATTTGAACCTCTGCGGAAATATGAGGTTCATATGATTATTGGTAATCATGATTGCTACTACAAGAATACCAATAACGTCAACTCTCCTAGTCTTCTTCTGAAGGATTATCCAAACGTAAAATCATATAGTTCTCCACAAACCATTAATGTTGGTGGTCTGGGTGTTATGATGGTTCCCTGGATTTGTAGTGAGAACTATGATCTAACTCTTAATGAGATTAAGAAATCAAAGGCAAAGGTCGCTATGGGGCACCTTGAACTCCAGGGATTTCGTGTCAACAGAAATCTGATTATGGAAGAACATGGATTAGATTGGAAAATTTTTGATAAGTTTAAAAAGGTTTTCTCGGGTCATTATCACACTCGTTCCGATAATGGAAAGGTTTTCTATCTTGGAAATCCATATGAGATGTATTGGACTGATGTGAACGACACTCGCGGATTTCATATTTTTGATACGGAAACCCTTACTCATACTCCAGTTAATAATCCTTATAAATTGTTTTATAACATTTATTATGAAGATACTCCATATCAATTGTTTGATGCTAGTGAGTATGAGAATAAGATTGTTAAGGTGATTGTTCGTAAGAAATCTAAACCAAAAGATTTTGAAAAGTTTATTGATAAACTCTATACTGCTGGAATTCAAGAACTCAAGATTGTTGAGAACTTTGATATTCAAGAAAGTGAAGACTTTGAAATTACCGAAGAAGAAAATACACTTTCAATTCTAAATCGGTATATTGATGAGGCAGAGTTTTCCTATGATAAAAACATCATTAAAGGAATTTTTCAAGATCTCTATCAACAAGCCTGCGAAGTAGAGTAATGTTTCTTCTCACTCTTAAAGACCGAAAAGACGATGGTGCATATGCAGTTCAAGATCAATATGGACATAAAGTCTTATTTTTATTTGAGGAAGAAGATGATGCTGTTCGCTATGCCTTGATGCTTGAAGATCAGCAAGACACCGAAATGGATGTTGTTGAAGTTGATGATGAGCTTGCCATAAAGACTTGTAAGATGTATAATTACAAGTATGCTGTGGTCACTCCTGACGATATTGTAATTCCGCCAAAACATGTTAGTATTTCACAAGATTAAATGGAAAAATTTTCTTTCTACTGGAAACCAGTGGACTGAAGTTGATTTTGAAAAGCACAATACAAATCTGATTATTGGAACAAATGGAGCAGGTAAGTCTACAATTCTAGATGCTCTTACGTTTGTTCTTTTTAATAAACCATTCCGTAAGATCAATAAACCACAATTAGTTAATACTGTAAATGAAAAAGATTGCGTGGTGGAAATCGAGTTTTCCATCAACAGTAGAGAGTATCTTGTTCGTCGTGGAATTAAACCGAATATATTCGACATCGAAGTCAACGGTTCACCGCTTCATAAGGAGGCGGATGATCGTGCCAATCAAAGGATCCTTGAGGAGAATATTCTCAAGGTAAATTATAAGTCCTTTACTCAGATTGTTATTCTCGGATCTAGTACCTTTGTACCTTTTATGCAACTCACGACTGCAAATCGTCGTGAGGTAATTGAGGATCTTTTGGATATTCGTATCTTCTCTGCGATGAATAATCTCATTAAGGATCGAATTCGCACCCAGAAAGATCAAATCAAGTCTCTTGAGTTGCGTAAAGAGAACATTAAAGAAAAGATGAAGATGCAACAGAACTTCATCGAAGAACTTGAGAACCGTGGAAATGCCAATATCAATACTAATAAACGGAAAATTTCCGATTTAGATACTGAAATCGAACATTATATTTCCGAAAACGCCAAGACTGAAGAACAGGTATTTGCATATACTAAAGAGCAAGAGGAAGTTATTGGTGCTGATGATAAGTTAGTAAAGCTTAACAATCTTAAGGGCAAATTATCCCAAAAGGTATCTGTCATTACTAAAGAGCATAAGTTTTTCTCGGAAAATACGGTTTGTCCTACATGTACTCAAACTATTGAAGATGAGTTTCGGTTAAATAGAATAGCAGACGCTCAAAATAAAGCAAAGGAACTCCAGAAAGGTTTTCAAGAACTTGAGGAGACTATAAAGTTAGAACAAGAACGAGAGCGTCAATTTCTAGTTCTATCCAAGGAGATTACGAAACTCAATCATGAGATTTCTCAAAACAATACTCGGATTTCCCTCAACCAGAGACAAATACGAGATCTTGAACATGAAATTCAAACTATTACCGAACAACTTGAAAACCGAAATACTGAACATGAGAAGTTAGAAGAATTTAAAGAAAATCTCCAAAAAACATTTGAAGACCTTTCCAAGAAAAAAGAAGAAATTGTTTATTACGATTTTGCCTATTCCTTACTCAAGGACGATGGCGTAAAGACGAAGATCATTAAGAAGTATCTTCCGTTCATAAATCAGCAGGTCAATCGTTATCTTCAAATGATGGATTTTTATATTAATTTTGAATTGGATTCTGAATTTAATGAAAGAGTTAAATCTCCTATTCACGAAGACTTTTCTTATAGTTCTTTTAGTGAAGGTGAGAAAGCACGTATAGACCTTTCGTTGCTTTTTTCCTGGCGTGAAGTTGCTAGGGTCAAAAATTCTGTAAATTGTAATATTTTGTTGTTTGATGAAGTTTTTGACTCTTCTCTTGATGGTTTTGGTGCAGATGAGTTTCTTAAAATTATCAAATATGTTGTTAAAGATACTAATGTATTTGTAATTTCTCATAAAACGGATCTTCAAGATAAATTTGACGCTACAATTAAATTTGAAAAAAAGAATGGGTTCTCATATAAAACTGAACTATAATATCTTATAAATAATTATAGTTCAGTTCTCATTTAGTTCTGTGTATAGTCTTTATTGTATTCAAAATAAAATTACGGGGCAAAAATATATTGGTATAACTTCTCTTAATCCAGAAGAAAGGTGGAAAAAACACCAATATGCTTATAAAACTGAAAAGAAGAAAAATGATTGCCCCAAATTTTATAATTCTATTAGGAAATATGGAATTGAAAATTTTGAATTATCTGTTTTAGAACAGAGTGAAGATGCTTCTTATATTGAAAGTTTGGAGATAAAGTATATTGCGGAAAATAAAAATTTACTGAATGTATCTCCTGGTGGTGGAGGAATGACTATAAATTCTGGTTGGAAACATTCTCCGGAAACAATAGAAAAATTAAAAGAAAAAATACCACCTATGTTGGGTAAGAAACATTCTCCAGAAACGATAGAAAAAATGAAAGGTGATCCCAGAAGAAAAAACTCTGGAGAAAAAAACGGGATGTATGGGAAAACTCAAAGTGATGAGTTTAAGGAAAATATGAGTTTAAGAATGAAAGAGAATAATCCGATGAAGGGAAAAACGCACTCACCAGAAACCAGAGAAAAAATTCGTCAATCTGCTCTTAATAGGAGTAAAAATAGGACACTTTCTAAACTGGACCACTTGACTTCTACTAGCATAGATAGTAGTGTGTCCTCACAATCATAAGATCGATGCAAGTTCCAAATCGCTATCATCATTCCAAGAAGGAGCAAAAGCGGAAACTTAAACCGCAGGCATTACGCCAGGCAAAGGCAAGACGCCAAGCATTTAAGAAAAAGCACTCTGAAAGGAGTGCTTTTTTGATAAATATCTAA